GATATTTACGGGGGTGGATCCATGACACTTTCCGGTGATCTTACGGTCGACACAAATACCTTGAAGGTCGATGCGGGTCAAAACAGGGTCGGTATCTTAACGGCGAGTCCGGGGTACCCATTAGATGTCCACGGAGCCGCGAATGTCGGGGCCTTGACGACGACTTCTGTGTCTGGTGACGGTTCGGGGATCACGAACATCCTTTCCTCGAGCGTGAACGACTTTTCGTCGAACGTATCGAGGATCGCGGCACTTGAGAGTGGGGACTTGACCATCGATGGTGAAAAGACATTTAGTTCAAACCTCGAGGTCGGCACGGCGAACTTGTTTGTGGACACTCTCACGGGGAATGTTGGGGTGGGGACCACCGAACCCACAGAGTCCCTCGATATCGTGGGCAATATCAACCTCCAAAAGGTTTCTAATACCGCTTCGATCAAATTGAACTCCAACGTCGTCACTGAGTACACGAGGTCGAAGAAGTTGATCAAGTATCCGCGGGTGGCTTTGACAAGTGCTTCGCAAGATGGCTACACGGTGAGTGCGAGTAGTGAATACAATAGCAGTTATGAAGCGTGGCTTGCTTTTAATAATATAAAAGATGGGAACAGTTGGATATCGGGGGAAGACACGTATAATACAAACGGAACTACTTCTGGTGCCAGTGCGGTCGATACTTTCCAAGGTATCGCTGGTTCATGGATAGGTATTGAACTTCCGAATAAAATTAAATTAGAATACGTGATTATAACAAATAGAGAGTCGAGTACGCTTCGTAACGCAGAAAATGGTCTCATCTGGGCATCAAATGATGGTACTACATGGGTCAACATAGGTAGTTTTTATGGTTTGAATACGAGTGATCGTGCTGAAAATGAAATACAGGTGAATGAAACAAATGCATATAACGAATATCGTTTACAAATTACAGAAATGATTGGTTATAGTAGTAGTGGAGGTCCGGCCGTTTCAATCGGTGATGTTGAACTATACGGCACCCTCGAATACGACCCGGACGCCGACGGGACGGACGTCATCGTGAGGTCCGTACCGAACGTGCCCAACACGGATTGGTTGGAGGTGTACTACGATGGTCAGGATTACACGTCCATGCCCGGGACCGTCACGGACAAGTCTGGGAATGGGGTGGCAGGGACACCCAGTGGTGGAGTTGGCTTCGATACGGAATACAAGGCGTTCACGTTTGATGGGGTGAATGATTACATTTACAATTCGACAACTGGCTACACACCTTCTACTACGTACACGGCGTCGTTATGGTTAAAAATGAATTCCGGCGGAGGAACTTCTCCACTTTTATTCCAGTACGGCAATGGTAGTACTAATGCTGGATTTGGTGTTTCTTATGTTGGTTCCGGTGCAACAACCTTAAGAGCGTATTTATATGGAAATTTATCTTTGGATACGTCTCCAGGAATTTATAGAAAAAATGGGCAGTGGATGCATATAACAGCTACATATTTTTTGACAACAGGAACTATATATCTATACGTAGATGGCATATTCGTAAAGAGTGTGACATCTGGAACCGCTGTGACGCTTGATTCAACTCCGTATCTCTCCATAGGTGTTCAAACCAATTCTAGCGATGGAATTATATCAACCACCTATTTTCCGGGTTCCATTGCGAACTTCCGCCTCTTCAACCGAGCCATCACCGCTGACGAAGTGTGGCAATTGTACGCGTACCAGAAAGAGTATTTCGGGCATGGCAACTTGGACATGGCACTCAAGTCTGGGCGTCTCGGTATCGGGACCTCGGAGCCGAGGGCGGTTTTGGATGTGCGAGGAGACATCGTGGGTGGGTGTCCAGTGTATTTCCAGGCTTTATATAACGCCAATTTTTCTGCCACCTACTATGATCCTAATGGTGGTGCTTTGATACCATTCAATACATTATTCGAACACAAAGGTGGTTGTTTTGATACTTCAACGGGGCTCTTTAGAGCTCCTATAAATGGTCTGTATAGATTTGGATATTCAATGAGAATTCAAACCACGTCATATAATGGTTTTTGGACATATGTCCAAAAAAATGGATCTCCTTTGAATGGTGTTGCCAACAGTATCGGACGAGTATACTGCCAGCCCACATATAATTCGGTGTCTCAAACGTTTATTTTAGATTTATCAGCAGGTGATACGATTGGAATACTTTTAGCAGAGGCGGCTAGTAATGATGCGAGAATATCTGGTAGTTATAACAGTTTTCATGGGTACTATATTGGAACGGGTAATGGTTCAATCGCTAGTTATTCATATTAAAAATGTGAATTAATATCATATGGATTCTGAAACATTACAGGAACTTGTTTATCAAACGATAAAAATTTTAAGCCCCGAAGTACCCGGTGGTATAGCTTGGCTCGAAACTTACGAGTCTATTCGATTCCCCAAGGGCTACGAAAAGCCCCCAAAGGAGGTCTTCGAGGCAAAGTTGCAGGAACTCATCGACGCCCAATCTTGGAAGGAACTCCGCGCCGAGCGCAACAAACGAATCGCACAAACGGATTACCTCGCTATCCCTGATTACCCCCACGCCACCGAGGAGGTCAAGCAGGCGTGGTTGGACTACCGCCAAGCCCTTCGTGACCTCCCCGCGAACACGACGGACCCCGAAAACCCCGTTTGGCCCGAAGCTCCTAACTAAACTCTTACCACGCCACGCCACTCGCATTTAATAATTCTCTCCCGATATATTAAATGCCTATCGAGACTCCAGCGGGAACCTTAGAGGTCGAGAACGCCAAGTTCCGTGCGAGCTCAGTCGAGGCGACCATCGCGGTCGGTATAGGTACGGAATCCAACGATGCGTACCCTTTACAGGTATTCAAGGAAACGGCACCAGATATACGTCTCAGTGAAGGTTCGACGATTTCGTCAGCCGCGAGACTTTACTCGAACAACAGTAATCTCTACATCCAGACGGGGGCCGACTTTACAGCGGGATCTTCGGGAGACGTGGCGTTCCAGACCATGGGAGGTCAGTCGACACACATGGTGATCAAGAGTGATGGGAAGGTGGGGGTTGGGACGATCAACCCACTTGGAAAGGCCCACATTTATGTAGACGATGCGGCTAGTGGTACACAACTTTTTATAGAAAATGCGAGTACATCGAATCGTGCGGGTTTGGTCTTGAGAAATGGGGATGGCGAAGATTTCAGGATTCAACATACCAGTGGTTCTTCAAATGCCGCTATTATACAAAATAATAGTACCGTAAATGGTGGAATAAAATTTTATGCCAAGGGGGATGGTGAATATGAGTTCAGAAATACTGATTCAAACACTTTACGTATGGTTATAGAAAACGACGGCAACGTCGGCATTGGTGTGGCGAATCCAAGCTACAAACTCCATGTGAATGGAGACATCGTGGGTGGGTGTCCCGTCTTTTTTGAAGTAGCCGCTTCTGCCAACACATCTTCTGGCACATACATAAACTTCGATCTTCAAACCGTGACAAAGGGTGGGGGGTGGACTTACAGTGACTATACGAGATTCTACGCACCCATTGCTGGATATTATAAGTTTGATTTAAGTATAATGGGTACATATTTAAATTCGCGTCAAACTCACTTTATATGGCGTAAAAATGGAAACGATTACCCTAATGATTTTTCGGCTCGCGTTTATGATTATCAATCATCTGGAGTAAGCACACATATTAGAGTTTCTGGGAGTACGATAGTGTACTTAGCTGTAGGAGATTGGTTTGCTGCTTATAACGAAGGATATACTCTTAATTCATATTACAACAAATTCACTGGATTTTATTTATCCAATTAATGTAATGAATATAGAACTCATCAATTTTATGGATGACATTATAAAGTCTTGGAATCCCCCTCCAGAGTGGTATAGATTTGGAGATACGTGGGAATCTATCGAAGTTCCCGAAGGGTACGAAAAACCCCCAAAGGAGGAGTTTGAGGCACAATTACAAGAACTCATCGACGCCCAACCGTGGAAGGAACTCCGCGCCGAGCGCAACAAACGACTTACAGAATGCGATTGGGTAACTCTACGTTCGGTTGCTACGGATACACCTATTCCCGATGAATGGAAGGCATACATGCAAGCCCTCCGTGACCTCCCCACCAACACGACGGACCCCGAAAACCCAGTTTGGCCCGTCGCCCCTAACTAAACGTCTTCGACGTTCGCTCTAGTCATTTAATAATTCTCTCCCGATATATTAAATGCCTATATACTCACCTACAGGTTTTTTGGACGTGACGAATGCCACGCTCAGGGGCAGTAAAATCGTCACCACCTCGAATGTAGGGGTCGCGAATTTGAATCCACTCAACACACTCTCCGTGGGTTCTAATCTCCAGGTCGAAGACACGGGCTCCAATGTGTTGACCATTCGTGGGAACGCCGCAGCCGCCGCCATGACCCTCGGTGTCATCACGGTCGCGCCCTCGTATTCACTCGAAGTCGTCTCGAACATAGGAAACACTGTGTCCAATACCATTCAGTTTACGAACGAAACCACCGGGTTCGTTTCCGATTCAAACATAGAAGTGGGAACCGGGAATCTCTTCGTAAATACCAGCACGGGTCTCGTATCCGTCGGAAACGCACTCAGTGTCGGTGGTCGCGCGGACATCACGGATCTTCACGCATCGAATCTCACGGTCGATGGGGCGCTCTACGCGAACGCGTCGACCGGGAGAGTCGGTATCAATACCACGAGTCCCGGGGACTTTAATTTGGATGTGCACGGAACCGCGAATGTAGGGGCACTCACGGCGACCGATGTGATTGTCTCCGGAAACTTAGCAGTCGCGGGGGAATTCGCATCGGTTCGAAGCACCACGGTTAACGTCGACGATCCCATCATCGGTCTCGCGAACAATAACACGTCTGACCCCGCCGTGCTCGACATAGGTTTCGTGATGGCGCGTCCATCGACGGCGACCGGAAGTAACGTCGCGATCATCTTCGATGAATCCAGTGATACACTCGAGGTCGGATACACCACGGGGAAACACACGGATACCACGATCACGATCGATGATTCCACACTTTTTCACACGAACATACACGGGAACGTGGCCGTGTCTAATCTCGAGATCGGTCAATTCTCCGTGGTCGCCGCGTACGGTCTCGACCACGTGACGAACGAAAACAATTCGACTGGGGACACGATCATTTCTACGAACGGAACCACGGGTCTCCAAACGACGGCGAACGTCTCGGTAGGCCGGGACGCGTTGGTCTCCGGAAACGTCGAGGTCTCGAAGGAGTTAACGGTGAGTGGGAACGTCGAGGTCTCGAAGGAGTTAACGGTGACTGGGAACGTCGAGGTCGGCACGGCCAACCTCTTTGTGAACACTCTCACTGGGAAGGTGGGGGTTGGGACGGATAACCCACTTGGAAAGGCCCACATTTATGTAGATGATGCGGCTAGTGGTACACAACTTTTTATAGAAAATGCGAGTACATCGAATCGTACGGGTTTGGTCTTGAGAAATGGGGATGGCGAAGATTTCAGGATTCAACATACCAGTGGTTCTTCAAATGCCGCTATTATACAAAATAATAGTACCGTAAATGGTGGAATAAAATTTTATGCCAAGGGGGATGGTGAATATGAGTTCAGAAATACTGATTCAAACACTTTACGTATGGTTATAGAAAACGACGGCAACGTCGGCATAGGGACGAACAATCCGACATCAAAGCTATACATCCAAGATGACAACGCCGATACTAAAATAACCATTCGGGGTGGTGGTTCGACGGTGAATGATTCGAATGTGACAATTCAATTACTAGAAACAGCCTCTAGTTTTTATGGTGGAGCGATTCAGTATTCTGGAATTTCGGCTATTCAAGGACTTCGATTCGGACACTATGTAGCTAGTTCAACTCCACGTATTGACATGGCGATAGATCGAGGTACAGGCAACGTCGGCATCGGGACGACGAACCCACTCACCAAACTACATGTAAACGGTACGGATGGAACTACAGAATCAGGAAATATGAATTACTTCTCGTATGCTAATGGTTCAACTTTATCCGAGATCAATGGTGAAACCTGGGGTAATAACGGTATCAGTATTTGGGCGAGTGATTCAATCGTGACTAAAACGTGGATAGTCTCACACTCTGGTAATATCGCTGCGTCGGACACCCGCATTAAAAAGAACATTACAGATGCCGATGATGCCGAATGTTTGGAAGTCCTGAGACTTCTCAAACCCAAAAAGTACCAATACAAAGACGAGATTGAGAGAGGCACTGAACCTGTGTGGGGTTTCATCGCTCAGGAGGTCAGGGAGACGCTCCCATACGCCACCCAATTGAGAAAAGATGTCTTACCAAACATTTATGAATTGGCGAATGTCTCACAATCAAATGTAATCACATTCACAAACTTTAACACCTCCAATTTGGAATCTAATGCGACCACGCTCATTAGAACGAAGGGCATTGATGGCGAAGACCACGACATACACTTGGCGGAAGTCATAGACGAACACACCATTCGTGTGGAAGAGGATTTGAGTGCGTGGACCGGTTCGGTTGATGAGACTGGAAATGTTGTGGCGGGTAATCAGCTCTTCATCTACGGACAAGAAGTTGATGATTTCGTGTTCCTAAAGAAGGAAGCCATCTGGACTATCGCTACATCTGCTTTACAAGAGGTTGATAGACAACTTCAAGCGGAGAAGGCGAAGGTCGCGACCTTGGAAACGCAACTCGCCTCAGTCTTGGCGAGATTGGATGCCCTCGAGAGTGCCTAATTATAACACCGCGGATCCCCATCCCGGTGCAACTAAACATATACCACGCCACGCCCCAGTCATTTAATAATTCTCTCCCGATATATTAAATGCCTGTAAGTACGCCAAACGGCTACTTGGATTTTACCAACGCGACCCCCAGGGCCACGAAGGTCATCGCGACGTCCAATGTGGGTGTGGGAATAAGCAATCCCGAATTCGGTTTGGATGTGCACGGCACCGCAAATGTCGGGACACTCACTGCGACCACCGCGACCGTTTCGGGGAACGTGTATGCACCCAATCTCCCACTCGCCACCATCGGGTCGAATCTCGTCACGTGGAATGATTCCACGGGGGTCTTCCAAGATTCAGGCGGTCTTTTTTCGAATAAACTCGCGGTCGTTTCCGAACAGCCCCCGAGTGCGCTCGCGGGTGCCTCGACGACCATCACGAATCACGGAGTCTATAAAGTCACCGCATCCACCGGGTCCCCGGAAAATGCATTCGATAAGTCCGGGGCGACGTCTTGGACAGCGTCGACCGATTACGGAGGCGGCGGGGGTACGGGTGTGTACGTACCGGGTACCGCGCGTCTTCACACGTCTACGGAACAGGGTGACTGGATCGCCCTCGAGTTTCCTTATAAAACAACGCTTCGCCACCTCACGTTCACCGGGAACACTGAAAAGGCGAATCTCTACGCGACCAACGATAACATCACGTGGACCGAACTCAAAAATTGGGAATCAGGGGAAACCACGGTCGTCGTCGATGCGTCCGAAAACTATAAAAAGTACGGTCTCGTGACCACGAAAACGACCGGGAGCGCGACTTTATCGCTCACGGAGCTTCGGTTCTTCACCGAATCGTTCGCGATCGACGGAGGGAAAGTCGCGATGGCGTCGGCGGCCATTACGGGTGGGAACACGGTCGTGGACCAAACGGGTCCGCACGCGCGGGCGTCGACGCCTTTGCGGAAGTATCCGGAGGTGGCGATGACGAGTAATGTGCAGGGTGGGTACGTGGCGACTGCGAGTTCGTGGCGAGATGATTTTGAACCTTGGAATGCGTTTTCGGGATACATCGGCGATGACGACGTCTGGTTATCTGAAACTAGTACTTATTCGTCTGGAACAGCTACTAGTGTTGACACATTCGAAAATACAAATGGAAGCTGGATTGGTATAACCCTTCCTATAAAAATTAAACTTTCTCGTGTACATATACGTAATAGAAACAACCCTACATATCTTAGAGGTCCACTCTCAGGTATAATATGGGGAAGTGACGGGGGAAGTTCATGGACTAATTTACTTTCTTTTCCTAGTTTGGAAAATCTAGGTGCAGACCAAGTCAACGAGTTAAGTATAAGTACGGATTCCTACTATGATAATTTTAGAATTCAGGTTACATCATTAGAGGGTAATTTTGACGGTGTAGCTATTGCTAATATAGAATACTACGGCTACGAAGAAACTTCGGACCCAGACACCTCTGTGGACACCACTATCACGTCCCAGTTCAACCTTCCGGATACGACGGGTGTGAAGTTGTACATCGATGGCGATAAGGGGTCGACCCCGACGGACTATTCCGGTGAGGGACACACACTCACCGATAACAGTGAGAGTTTCTCCGGGAACGCCTGGTCGTTCTCGTCCCTCTCGACATCGAACGTCACGATGTCCACCGGGGACTTTGCGATGGAGGGGACGCACCCACACTCCGTGTCCCTTTGGTTCAACGCGGCGAACGTCTCCTCGAATGCGACCTTGTTCCACGTGGGGACCGCCGCGGGTGAGGGCGACGCCAAGACCGCCATCTCATTGACCGAAACGGGACACTTGGGATGGATCGATGGTGGTGATAACCAGTTCCTCTCCTCGAACACGTGGCACAATCTCGTGTACGCCACGCAGGGGGGTGGTGGTCTACGCACGTGCTACCTCGACGGTCGAAAGTTGGGGGATGTTTCCGACCAAGACACGTTCGGGGACTACCCACCGTTCGACATGACCACATATTCGGTGGGTGGGTACCTGGTGAGTGCGAGTAGTCAACTTAGTAATTACCCATCACATTACGCATTCGATGGCAACACGACACACGCTTATAGCGATAATTCTTGGATTTCTAATACTAGCAGATATGACACAACGACCGGTGTCTCGCGCACGGACACCGGGGCCTTGACTACAGTTGATGGCGTTAGTAAACGTGGTGAATGGATTCAGATGGAGTTTCCCCATAAAATGGTGATAGATTACGTCGCACTCGCGGCACAGACGGACACAGAGGAATACCGTGCACCCAAAGAAGGTGTCATCGCCGGAAGTAACGACGGTGAAACGTGGGAAACTATGCATGTTTTCACAAACCAGACATCTTGGACGGATGACGTGTTTAATAATTACGTGGTAGACACGAATGTCGGAAAAGGCTTTAAATACGTGCGAATCATCATAGAGAAGGTTCAATCTGGGACTAGTAACTCAAATAGACAATATACCTCATTGGCTGAAATCAAGTTCTACGGCCACAAAGAGAACGACACCACCCGCTTCCCCGTCTCGTCGACCGTGCTGAAATATCCGCACATCGAGATGTCTGGACCGGCACAGCGAGGGTATGTGGCGAGTGCGAGTAGAGAATCTAGCACTTGGTATGCGTATAAAGCGTTTAACGGTATATTTGGTGAAGATTTTTGGTCACCAGATGGACTTGGTTTGTATTACAATGGTACAGACAATGCATTTAATACCACCGCGAGTAATAGCTCACTTGGTGGTATACCAGGTGAATGGATAAAATTAGAGACACATCGAGCTATCGTATTGAGTGAGATTAAACTATGGGGTCGTCAGAATACGGCCCCGCCTCACCCCCAATTTTTTGAAGACTTCACAGTTCTCGGGAGTAATGATGATTCAACGTGGACAACTCTTAAGACAGTAACTGGTGCGACCGATCCAAGCACCGGTGCTACTTCAGGGACAACACCTTATTCTGTCACCGGATTTGCGAACTCTAATGCATATAAGTATGTAGGTATTGTCGTTACGAAAGCTCTAAACTCCATAACCATTTGCATGTCAGAAATTGAAATCTACGGCACCGAAGAAGACCTCGACATCGTCGCCCGCGTCGGCGAGGGCTTGGACGGCAAGGTCGCGAACTTCCGGGTGTACGACAAGTACCTGCACGAGGAGCAAGCCCTCGAACTGTGGGATGCCCAAAAGGACCAGTTCGGGAGGACGACGTCGTCCGTCTCGGTGTACAAGGGACACGTGGGTATCGGGACGACCACACCGGAGGCGGCTTTGACGGTGATGGACGAAGCGGAAGAGATGGAGGAGTTCCCGCCGAGGGCGATGACGGCCGATGAGAACTACATGGATGGTCACGGAATATTTAAAGTAGATGCGTCTGAAATTGTTACCGGAACCAACGCGACAATAAATATATTCGATAAAAAATCTTTAGGTTCTGGTGGTAGCTTTTGGCTAGTTGGTAATGGCGCTGGTTATAATGCAACAACTGGAGCTTATGAAGGTGAAACTGATAAAATTTATCGTCTCGGGACTGAAACTCCAGCTGGACATTATATTACCCTCGAAATGCCATATCGTATTAAACTTGAAAAGTATTTGTTTATGCCAAGGCATAATACAGAATATCAAACACCCGAAGATTTCGAATTATGGGGAAGTAACGATGGTCACTCGTGGACTAAATTACACAGTGTTATCGGCAATACGGAATATTTAACCAGTGTTACCTATGATGCTCCTCAAACTAACTATTACAGATATTTTGGGTTCATAGTCACGCGAACTATTATGACAGGAGCTCCATCTGGT